ATTGTGAAATAACAATGGTCGATGTTGTTAATAGAGAAATTAAAAAAAATTATTAGATATTACTATAAAAGATTTATTAAAAAAATAAATAAAAAATAAAAAGATGGAAACAATTACAAAAAAGAAAACATCATCAAAAGTAGAAGAAATTTTATCTAAACCATACAAACTGGTTTTACATAACGACGATCACAATACATTTGATTGGGTTATTACTTGTCTTATGAAGATATGTAAACATGAACAAGACCAAGCCACACAGTGTGCTCATATTGTTCACTACAACGGAAAGTGTGATGTTAAATACGGAGATATTGAAACAATAACAACTATGAAGGATAAACTCAGAAGTGCTGGGCTAAGTGCCACGATGGAGGCAAACAACTAATAAAAAGACACAGAAATGTGTCTTTTTATTTACCAAACCAGTTAGTGCCATTTCCACCAAATCCATTATTATTTGCCTTGAATCTATTCATTTGTTGTCTTCTTATTTTTAGAACTTGACCATAATCAATACCCTCAACATAATCAACACCTTTTAATGTTTCTCTGACATAGTTCATATACTCCTTATCAACAAACTTAACAGACCAGTCTTCAATCATTTCAGAAAATTCATGTTTACTAAAAACAGTTGTAGCATTAACAATACTCATTACAGTATCATCATGTCCAACATCAGCCGCATATCTTGTATTACCGGCAGAGGTAGTGTGTTTAACAAATGTTGTGATCTCTCTAATATTATCCTCATTGGTAATGACAAATGCTTTAGTTTGCATTAGATCTTGATAATCCTTAACCATTAGATTTTTATTTTCTCCTACTTTTAATCCTACTTTTTCTTCATTAGCATCAGCTCTATGTTTATATCTAACAAATACAGAAGAGCCATAATTATTATTACCTTCAAAAACGTGAGGTAATTCAGCAAAAAGAGTATTACCATAGTTATTCAACTCAACAACTACTTTACAATTATCCGGATTTAAGTATTCAAATACTATCATATAAAGTAACTCGGCTAACTGCTTAACAGAAATATAGTTGTTTCTATAAATACCTATTTGTTCTAACCTAAAGAAATCAACTATTGATTTATATGATGGTTTCTGTAATTCTATTAAATCTTTTGGTTTCTCAGAAACCCTAAATATATTTATAATAGAGTAGTCTTGTCCAAGACCTTCTGATATATCGACAGATATTACAATTTTATAATCTTTTCTCATTAATGGGATAAAAGCATTATCATCCTCAATCCATTTTAAATCAGTATAACTAAATTTTAATTTTTTATCAAACTCAAATATAGGCTCATGTACATAATGTTTTTTATTTTTCAATAACTCATCGATAATCACCTCATTCAATAGTGATTTAGACGCATTAATAAATCTTAAACCATACTCTTGATTAAAAGCATCTTCCCCACCAATATCTTTTATAGCTTCTTCTTTCCAAGTTGTAACCTCAGCAATAGCCATAATAGGAACTTCAAATCCTTTCTTATCTGTAAAAGTTAATTTTTTAACATCATCATCTGTACATTTATCATCATTAAATATATTAATAACATCTTTTAATAAGTCCATGTTATATTCCATAAAAACTTTTGTTTGACTACCCCATTTCTGATTAACCAAATCAAATATCTCTTCTTTAGTCACACCATATTCATACATTTTATGTGGATTTAACCTAATATAAGTAACAAAACGACCAGGTACTTGATACCAGTAAACTCTCATCGGCTTATAGTTATTCCTCATTGGATCTCCCTCAGGTCTCTCAGCATCTGTTAGTAGCCTGTGAAATAAGTTCATACCATTTGGAGTAGAAGTTATAATAATCTTTGAGTTTTGAACAGCAGCTGTTGTTGGAAAAGCAGCGGTATAGTATGGTTCAATAATATTTGAAGGAATATGAGCAAACTCATCTAAATAAAGTACGTCAATAGTAAAACCTATTGCCGGAGTCTTTGTTCTAGCTGATGTTTTAATTCTACACCCATTTTCAAATGTTAATGACTTTTGGTTCCAAGTTTTAATACCCGGCTTTAAGAATAAAGGCAGTAACGAGTAGATAGATTTAATCTTATCAACAATCTCAACGGCAGTATCTCCTTTGTTGGCTACAATCATTATGTTCTTATCATTATCAAATAATATTTTATGTAACATGAAAATAGAAGATGATATTGTATTATGTGATAGTATACCATTTGTGTAGAGCCTATGATTTGGATGGTCAACGGTCACATCAAACATAGATGTCTTAAAATTTTTGGAACTTAAAAAAGTAACCTCTTGTTTTCCATTTTCTGTTTGTATTAGGTCACCAATTTTCAAATCTTTTGTAAATACCTCTTTGAAGTTTTTATCAAATAGTATGTGATTATCAGCACATAGTAATTCAAAATCTTTAGTCTTAACAATATAATATTTATATGGTTGTGTAATATGTATATCAGTCACTAATTGATAACCGGTGTCAGTTTTAACTTTTAAATCAAATAGTGATATTGAATTTAATATCTTTTTTGATATATCATCATCATCAAGTAATAATTTTCTATATTCATATTTTTCTATTAACTCTATTAAATTCTCAATAATAAATATTAGGAATTTTTTAAAAAAATTAAACATTTTTCAATTGTTTTGTTTTTAGTATAAAATTAACCACTTTTAAAATAGTTAATTCTTTATTTTCATTATATTCTTTTTCACTTATGTGTAATAGCTTATATCCCGAATTTATAATATTTTCATCTCTTATCATTTCTCTTTTCTTATTTTCGGTTGTGTTCCTATGATAATAAGTTCCATCAAACTCTAAAATTAAATTTAGACTAGGTATAAAAAAGTCCGGTAGTATATATGATTTGTTTAATTCCAATCTATATTCATAGTTATTCTTACTTTCGTGTATATTATTATTTTTATCAAGTCTTGCAAAATAAACTTTATCAAAAAAACCAACATTTAGTAGTTCTTTATATACAGATATAAACATTTCTTGACTTATTTTACTATAATTAACTCTCTGATAATTTTTTAACCATTTTTCCTGTCTATCTACCCATTTTTTATGACCAGCATCATATCCATATTTTTCAATACACTTTTCAAGTGAGAATGTGGTTTGTCTTTCTTTGAGAAGTTTCTCAGAATCTTCAATTGAATAGCCTTTATTTAAATAATATTGTAATGTAGTATCTGAAACTCTATCCTTAATTGCATTTTTTGCAAAAAAACTTATATGTTCTTCAACATTTTCTATACCATTATATTTTGTGAAATTCTTTGAAAATGGACTTCTACTCTTCCTTTCTATCTCGGTAGTTTTACTTTTATGATTAGGATTATTATCACCTTTAAACATATCAGAAAACATCTTTTTATATTTTTCATCTTTCATGTGTTTGCCGCTATTTGTAGTTGTTTTCTCTTTATCAGATAAAGCCATTATTGGCGCACCAGGATATAACTCTTTATATTCATCAGTTGACATATTCTCATGTTTAAATTTTAGATGTTTACCATATATTCTTTTACATTGTTCACCACATATTCTACAAGTTACTGTTTCTCTATTATCATTAATTTCCATATATAAATTTATTTTTTTTTATTATATATTAAAAATTTATGGGTTCCTTTCAAGTTGGTTATATGTTTCTAAAAAGTATAACCAGTCGTATAACTTTACTTTGACTTTTTCAAAAAAAGTCAAAGTTCTTTCCTTTGATAGTAAATAATAATATAGCTTTCCAATACGGAAGTCAATCTGAATACCATCCTTTTCAACACTACATAAAGTATTGAATGAAAAACATTTTCCTATCTGCCTACTTGCCATTAGAATACTAAATCTATTATTAACAAAATTATCAAGCATTTCTTTTTGGTAATCTCTTAATTTAATAGAACCAATAGAACCGTCTTCTCTTTTTACTTTACAATATTTTTCTACAAAGTAGTGAACATCTAATGCACATCTAACATATTCTTGTTGTTCATCGTCGGTCATTCTAAATGAAACACCTGATCTTCTCAAGCCTATTTCACTTTTTAACCAAGGGTTCTGATATCGTTTAAGGACTATTCCATCATTTATCTTATCGGTTGCCTCTTCTACTAGTTTGGTTGTAAAAACCATTTGTCTTTCTTTTTGTTGCGTGAATGCCATATTTTAGGAAAGGATATTTTTTAATATATATTGTAAAAAACCGCCTTCTATGTCAAAAACAGAGAACGAAAGAAATAGAATCAAAGATGAATTCGATGAAATCCAATCGGAAAGTGGCGAATTTGATATAAGTAAACATCTTGCCAGACCTGAAGATCTACCAGATTTAGGTGAAATAGAAATATATGATTATGACTCGGATATGACAGTTGCTAGCCAACAGTCTATGGAAGTATTAGAATCGCTTATTGATTTATATTTGAGTGATGTACCTCAATTAAAAGAACATCCTTATATAAGGAATAAAATGAAAGAAGATGCTAAAGTATATGCTGAAACAATCTTCTTATCAAAAATGACTAGAAAGAACTTCTTATCACAGTTAAGACAAGTTGATAATGGTGATAATTCTGCTAGAATGCATGAAGTTGTTAATCAGACAATTGGTCAAATTAGAGAAAATTCTAAATTTTCATCTACACAAAGAACTGAACTTGAGAAATTCTATAAAGGATTAAGAAAAGATTTAGGTCTTAATGAAATTGAGAATCCAGAAGTTATTAAAGCTCAAAATATAGCGGCTGAAGAGTCAGCAAGTGAATCAATAGGTGGAGGTGAGATAATGGATAATAGAAAGCTTAATGATTTAATTAAGAATGCTATGATTAATAAAGAGAAGGATAAATAGTTATCTCCATTTAAAACTTTCAAATACTGTTATTAAATTACTAAATTGTATATCTACTTTAGTTGTTACAAATCTATTTACTTTGTTACCAGTTATTAGATTAACATATAATGTGTGATTTTTAGACTTTAAATCTTCTTTAATAATTTCTTTTAATTTAGTATCAGTGTTTGATAGCAAAACTGTTAGAAGTCTATTAGATTCTTTTGATAATTTAACAGCATTTTCCTCATCATCATAAAAGAATAACTCATCATATTGGTCTAACTTTTCTTCAGTAAATTTATCACCTTCTGTTTTAAGACCAACTATATGTTGTAATAATAATCTAACTTTCTTATGAGCGATTTCATCGGATACTCTATTATAAAATGTTTCAGATATGAAATAAAACTTTTTAATAAATAATCCATTTTCTTTTAATTTATCTTCTATTTTAGATATCATTAGCTCATAGTTTCTTTTAGTATTCTTTGAGCATATTACATAAATATCATCATCTGTATTTTTCAAATGTAAAATATTTTCTAAATTAATATCATAATCTAGATTTTCAATTAGTTCTTTATTCATAAATTCTTGTAGAGAAAAAGCTAAATTGGAAACATCGGTTCTGTTATTTTTGGCTTTAATTTTTAACCTTTCAAATAAATCTGTTGGTAACCAATATGTATATCCGTTAAAATCTATAGAATTTCTTTGACTTTTATAAATACCTTTTTTAATTAAATTAAAATCACTTTTTGATATTTTCATAATAGGTATATTTGGAATAGTTTTATCAACTATCCAAACTTTGCTATTAGTTGTTAATATTGCGTCTAGATCAAAAAAATGTGCTTTCATTATAATTTATAATTTGTTACTTTATATTTAACTTGATGAGGTATACCATCAAATCTACTACCTTCATATTCTTTATCTTTCCATTCAACACCGGCGCTTAGTTCACTATTAAAACTTATACATTTAGGGCATTGACTTGGTGGGACTTTTTGAACTTCATTTAATAAGTTTTCTATTTTAGATATTTTAATATCGCTTTTTACTTCAACCATATCTGTTTCTGTATAATAGAAATGTCCTTTACACCAAGGATTTTTGCAAATCGTTTTC